GAAGTTAAAGCCTAAGAAAGTGTTTACTTCGCCTGAAACCAATGCGCGAACGCTGTTGAAATCAGATGAAGTCACTTCAGTTTCACCCAACAACGCAGAAAGGTTGTTAGCGTGGATCAACATGTGACGACCTTCAGCAGGTACGTTGTTTGAGTCCATCAACTTCTTAGCTTCTAACAGCTTGTCCATGTTCAAGTTGGTGTTAGCACCACCGATTGAAGAAGCAACGGTGTTAGAAGTAGAAGCTGCGTCAAGTGCATCGATGATCAACTGGTCAGCACGGCGACCGATTGACTTAGATACAACTTGAACCAACTCAGAACGCTCGTCGAAGTTGATTTTAGCTTGGTTGAAGATGTCTGAGTACTCAGCAGCGATGTAATCCGACAGGGTTACAGTTGCCTGTGAGTAGTCAACATTCATTGGGGTAACGTCAGTTTGTGGAACACGAACTTGCGCTACGCCTTTGCCAATTTTAGGGAATTTGTGAGTAGAACCTTCTACACCAGTACGAAGACGGACGGTATTACGCAACATAGACTCACCTTGGTAAGCCTGTTTAACCTCCGCATCGAACAGCGTAACAAAGGCATTTGATACATTAATTGCCATTGTGATCTCCTGATCAATAAATACGGTTAAGTGTCGCTCTTATGGTTGTCCACATTGCGTGGGCCTGAACTTGCGTTTTACAACTCGCCCGTTGAGTAGAGTACTACTATTTAGGGTCGGGATTCCGATTAGCCTGACTTGATTCTATACACAAAACAGCAAGTTGCAACAACTACTTTATAAATTACTTTCAATTTATATCGAAAACTTGGTTTTATTATTTGTCAATTACCAAAAACTTGGTTTTATTTTTCTGACAGGCACTAAAAAGCCCCTCGGAAGGGGCTTAGAAGGGCCTTATGAAGGGCTTTGATTACTGTCCAAACGCCTGTTCAAACATCTTCTCAACCTTTCGGCGGTAGGCTGGATCAGTCTTGTACTCAGGTTTTCCGACCATTTCGTACAGCTCGTCCTTAGACGGCATGTCCTGTGACGGTGCAGTTTCTATTGGTACACGACCTTCATAGGATGAACGAAGCTTTTGCAGAGCCTTGATTCCGGCAGCCGTGCCACCCCAAATCTTGAACTCTTCATAGTCCTCAGCACCCCAAATGCCTTTATCTACAAAGCCTTGACCCCAAGTTGCCATGTTTTTGATCACGGCATCTGCATTCGGGCCAAGAGCTGCTCGCTCCTGCTCTAGTGAGATTTGCGCTTGTTCCGCTTCATTGCCTCCAAACTCCAAGACTGCTGATGCAAGCTCGTTAAAAGCGTCTTGATTGATGCCGTTTTTCTTTGCCCATTCAACATAAGCGCCGACAACAGGGTCATCTTCTGGCGATTCACCAAATACTTCCATTGCATATTCTTCAGGCGGCTTATGATCGCCATTTCTGAACTTCTTCTCTAGTTCTGCATATGATTTGGCGATTTCTTCGAGCATTGGCTCGCTTTCATCTTTAGCCCAAAACTTCTCAGGCCACCAATCTGGTCGCTCTAATGGCTCTTCAACCGTTTCTGCTTGTGGGTCTGGAGCCGCATGGCTGATCTCCGTTTCAGCAGGGGTTGTGCTTTCTTCAGGTGCAGTATCTGCACCGTCTAAAAGGCCACCGCTTTCTTCGGTTTCGCTCATTCTTTAATCCTCTTAATACGTTTTTCAATATCGCGAATGACAGAATTCTGCCCTTCACGGAAGAACCCGAAGCTACTTTCAGCTCCAGGTTGCCAGCTTGGATTCTCAAGATATGCCTCTCGAAGCCATGCCAACACTTTTTGCCCATTCTCAGTTGAGAAAGTGCGAGCAATCATAATGTCTAAATCTTCCTTTTTACGGTCGATTGCGACTACGTTCATAGGTTCTAGCTCTTCCCATCCAGCCATTACATAACTCCTTCAGGTGGTGCTGACTGACCTTCCGGTGCAGCTCCTTGTTGTTGGGCCATTTGCTGTTGAGCCATCATCTGCTGCTGCATCATCATCATCTGCTGAGCTTCCATCATCATCTGCTGACGCTCCATCGGAGTCGTGCGGATACTTGCAGGAACACCCATCTTGTCAGCCAAGTAATCAATCATCTCACCCGTCTTAACAGCCAACTGACCTTCTGGCCCCATAGATTGAGCTACCTGAGCAAACTGCATGATGCTGTTTACTTCTTCCATATTCTGAGCTGCGGCAAGTGGAGATGTTGGCGTTACCTTAACCTCCTGACCATCGACCTTCAGTGGCAAGGTAATCATGCCTGATTCGTTCATAACTTCTAATGTCTTCTGAACAATCGGAATCATGGTTTCGTTAATCAAGCGACCAAACGCAGAACCTAAGTTTTGAGCTAGCTCCTTCATACGCTCGACAACCTCAGTCGCAGAACGTGCTGACATGTTATCTGGCGGCAACGACTCATCTAAAAGTGTTTTCTTAATATTCATGCGTAAGTCATTGATTATAATCTGACTTACGTTGAAATCACCCGCACGAGGTAGAGCGCGTAATGATTCACCTTGTGGGCCACCATTTCGAGCAACTGGAATAACTGCGCCTGGCACAATCTTAATAGTCTGAGGATTTAAGACTCCATCATCTGCTGCCGTATAGACACCAGTGATTGCCAAACTTGCGTTCTTCAGCAACAACTCAAGCGTCTTGTTTAAGGTCTTGATGTCTGGCAGGGCTGTGATTACTGGGCCTCGACCATAGATTTCACCAGCAACCTTCATAAATCGGCTGACCACCCAAGGGCTAGTATCTTTACGACGGTAAACTAACTCGCTTTTACCTTTTGGCTCGATAACGTGGTAAGAGTAATCCCCACGCTCATAGTCATAAATTGTCGCTTCTAACAGGTCAATCTCTTCAGTTGGCTTGTCATCTATTTTGCGCTGCAACTCAGCATCAATCTGTGCATCAGGCCATTGCTGCTTGATCGCTTCACCCTTCAGACGCATGCGGCGGTAAACATTGTCTACCTGACCGTTTGCACCTTCTTCAAATGACACAAGGTACTGAGGCACTGGAATGAAGTTGATTGGTACAACACCGTCACCTGGCTGAACTAACATCACAGCCGTACCGACTGACAGGTCTAGCAAGAACTCACCAATCGCAATGTCAAAATTAGACTGCTTGAGGACTGAGAACATCTTATTGTTAAATAAATCTAACGCTTGTTCTACCTCTAGCTTGCGCTCTGGTGGTATTTCATTTCCTGCTTCTAACTTGCACCACTTGCGTTGTGGCGGGAAAATGTCAGATTGCATGCGGTTAGCAAAACGCTGGGTTGAGCTAATAGCCGTTGAGTCAAATACACGACTCATTTTTTTCTGACCACCAACCCTGCCATCATAGTAACCGTCGTAAAGGTTGCGCTGTGGTAATGCAAACTCGTACGCATCTTCGTATAAGTCACGGAAATTTTCTTTGCGAGATTGAGCGAGAGATTGTCGCTTAATAATCTGCTCTACTGTGAGTTTCTTTGGTTCAGCCATTTTATTCGTACCAAGTAATAGTCATTTCTGCTGCTTGATCTGCACCGCTGACATTGGTTAGACGAAGCAAATAAGTTGTAAGCGGTTTTAACAACATACTGACTGAAGTTAAATCACCGCCTGTTGCTTTCTTTTTAACGCCACCAATCAAAACGTAACTGCCAAGCAGTGTTCCAGTGGCAGATACCGTAGGGTTTAGTACCGCAGCAGCATTGCCTGTATCAACACTGTTACGATTTAAATTAACCTGAGCTAATGCAGTACCGCCTGATGTGGTTGCATTTTCATATAAGTAGCCCATTGCGTTGCCAACACATAAACCTTCAATAGTCACTTTAGGCTGAATGCCAGAAGCAAACGCAATCGCTATATCGAAGTTAGCACCATCAGCAAGTTTTGCTGAAAAAGGATAGGCGTAACCGATAGTATGAACATGACCTTCAAGCAAATTAGCCCCTAAAGGGCTAGTTGTTGGCAGTCCATAATCAGCACTAACCAATATTTGTTCGTTGCTGCCATCTATATAGGACGGTGACGTATGCTTAGTATTGATACCAAGCGATTCGCGTTTTACAACTAGACGTGTCATCTACTTATACGTTGCGATTAACGCCAGCACCTAACTGTGAAGGCAAACCAAGCTCAGAATCTTCACGATCAGCTAACAACATACGGCGACCGCCTCGTTGTCTAGCTCTAGCTTTTGCTTGAAGAGAAGCGCCAAGCTCAGCTTTTTCAGCTTCTTGACGTTTTTCTTGTGCTTCAATCTGCTCTCGTTGAATCCTTAACTGCTCTTCTTGAGCTGAAGTGTCAGGTTTACCAAATAAAGCACTCATAATTAACCACCTAATGTATCTTGTGAGCTTAATAAACTGTAAGAACCGCCTCGACCTCTACGAGCGCGAAACGCTGCTTGTTTTTGCTGATCTAGTGTTACTTTACGCGCATCTAATTCTTTTTGCTGCTTTTCAATACGCGCTTTAGCTTCAGCTACAGCCTTTCTTTCAGCAGCACTTGGGCCTTTTACTTTTTGACGAAATACTTTTCTTTTAATCCAACTACCAAGACCAAACTCAATCTGACCTGTTTCAGGATTAACGCTGTTATCCTCATGGCCAACCGTAAACTGATCTGGATTAACTTCCATATCTTTCATAGCGCCATTAATGGCTTTACGAAGAAACCCATCTTCAGCATCAAGGACGGCAACAGGAACAACCATTTCGCCACCCGTTAAATGACCAACGTAGGTATCACCTTTGCGACCTTTGTCAGCCATGTCTTCATACATATCATCCATAGCTATACATCCTCAATTTCTTCAATCATCTTCTTGCGAGCATCACGCGCAGTATTAGCAATCTTTTGAACGGGTGGCTTCTGATCTTTAACCTCATTAGCAACGGCTGCCGCTGGAGATAATTTGTTAGCATCACCATCTTTCAGCTTTTTAATAGCCTTGCCTCTGGCTGCCCAGCCAAGTACACCACCCATAATTTAATCCTTTGTAATTGCCATCATGTAATAGTCAGAGCTATCGGGGCCAAATTGCCTCATCACACCATCTGTTTGAAACCCTAAACACTTTGCCCACTTGTAAGCTCTGATGTCATTCAATCTTACTGTAATTTGTAAACGATTCAAGCTATCTTCTTGAAATTTAAGCGATATGAATTTTTTAGCAACCTTAGTCATCGCAATCCCGTAGCGGCGTGTTGCCTCATCAACCAAGAACCACGCCTCTTCTAGGCCGTCCCATATTTTTGACGAGCCAAAAATACCAAGCGTTTTGCCATACTGTATTACGGTAATGGCAGTATTACCGCGAGCCTGAGCAATCGCGTGATCTCTTATGGAATCATGCCCCTGCATATCGGGCTGACTAAACTCAAAACCGTTAAGGTGTTCAGCAATAAATGGCACTAGCACAACGCCTGGCGGCAGCTTGCAAACAAGGTTTAAGTCAAGTGGATTCACGCAAATACGTCAAAATCAGCAGAGGTTAGCGTCTGTGCGACAAACGTTCTGTTCTGTGCCATCGAGCCTTTACGGGTCATATTACGGTATTCGCCACCGCCAACGAGTAAATACCCGAATGCGTCACCGACGTGTGAGTGTTCGTTCTTGTTTGGCGAGTCTTTGAATCGTTCTTGCCCTGCGCCCACTGCAATTCGCTTGAAATGGTAGCCACCGCTAAGGGATTTACGGACTAATTTGCATGACTTGTGGATAAGTAAGCCAGGTTTACCCATCACCATGCGATTCATAGGAGCAGCGGATGCCTCGCGACGAGCCTTAAAGTCGTTCGTGGCGGTAGGCTGCGCCCTAAGACCGAGTGTCCGCAGATACTCAAAAGCTGTCGTTTCATAAATGGCATCACGCTGCTGACCGGCGGGGTCGCCCCAAACCAACACTTCATAGTTCGGAAACTTGGTTTGTAGCTCGGCAAGCAATTCATTACCGAATCGCTCAAGACCCATATCAAATGTGACGATTTCGTGGAAAACCCGCCACTGCCCCGACGGGTGACGCTGCCCAAACACGGCGGCTGGTGTCAAACCGAAGTCGAGTCCAACCTGAATTGGTAGGTTCGGATCGGGTGTTATCTCATCAGACGACATCAACATGTCATCGTATTCAGGCCAGACGGGTTTGCCCTCCTGAACGTAGGTGTACCGCCCCTCAGCGTAGCATCGAATCCAATCCAGATTCTTACCCGCTAGCTGTTGCAGGTAGTAGCCTGGTGGCAGATTCTTGTGATTTTCCCCTTTAGGGTTGAGCTTCCACCACTTACCTGCCGCGAAAACGTGATCATTCGCTTCAGGGTCTTCAGGCAATGTTTCATGTGAAACCTCTTTAATCCCGCCAGGCTGTGAATAAAATTTCCACGCATACTTGCCCGTGACAGGTTCCTTCTCGGCTAGGCGGAACCACCAATGATCATCGTCCATCGGGTTGGTATCCATCCAAATACCGTGCCAACTAGCGCCACCATCGCGCTTTGCAGGGTAACGGCCTACACGGTGAGTCAAACCGTCAATGACCGCCTTGGGTAATTCGCGAGCCTCATTGACCCACGCTCCCGTTAATTCAAGTGATAACAGTTTTCTGACATCTTTTGGCTGGTCTAATGCCATAAAGATGACTTCACAGTCTACACCGGCAGCTTCGCCCCTTGGCGGCAGCTTGATATGGTGGGTAATCGGGGGAGTCCAGCGCAGTGGCCCGAAAGTCGACTCCGGAAAAATATCCGTCCACGTCTTAATCGTAGTGGTCTTCAACTCAGGGTAGCTGTTCCGCACGATAACGAACCGTGAATACCGGATACCGTCACGAGGCGAGGGCTTTTGCTGCAAAGCAACTCGCATCACCCGCAAACACGACACATAGGACTTGCCCGAACCTACTGGCCCCATGATTCCCGTTACAAACGAGTCATCCTGTAGAAAATCATAGGCGACAGGGCTAGTCGTCAGGTCAACATTGACCCCTGGAAACCCATCACTCATCGACGACCTCAGCCTCTTGATCTATTTGCACTGGGGCTTTGACGTTAAAACCGATAACCGACGGCTTATCCATGTTCTGCTCTGGCTCCATCAGACCTGCCGCTTTCGCCAACGTCCGTAAAGTCTGCACCTTATCGTGCAATTCAACCGTTACGGTGGATGCGCCATCTCGACTGATCGTAGAAGTCACCTTCTTAATCGCTCGATGCGCGTATTCTGGAATATCCTTCGCCGCTTTCAGCCGAACATTGCCGTATTCGTCCCAATCCATGATGTCACGCACAGAGGTAGTCGCCATACACAACATCTCAGTCGCAATCGCCTCACGATTCTGCTTAATCGTACTGCTCTTACTGAGCTGTTTGACCCTGGGTGCGGAACCACCATAACCATCTAAGCTTGGTATCACTTTTTTGTTAGCCATATCTAACACCATATAACACTTGACGGTAAGTCTAGCAATAGTAAACTCAACATCAAAGGTCAATTCTGCAAGGCGACCGAAGGCTGAATATAAGCCAAGATACTCCAGTCGCCCTATCAGTCTGGGATAAACGTTTGACGACGATAATTCTTGCAGAAGCCTCTAACGGGTTGACCAGCCGAACAGAGTCCGCTCCTGACGTAGGCTGAATCAATAGTCGCATCCTTGCCCTAACCGTTAAAAAGGCCAGAACCATTCAATATCCCCACTCTAGGGGAGTTAGCCTATTGCCTAAATATCTCAGTCGCGAAGTAAATTGCCCAACCAAGCTTTTTCCAGAAAATTTTGAGTGAGGGGGATGACGTAGTGGTCAGGGGGCGCGGGGGGCAAGGGTCGCCTTTTTTTATTTGAGGAAAATGCGCGGACTTGAAGGCGGCGCATTCTTACTATTTATTAGCATGCTGGCGGCTTCTTTAAAGGTTTCAAGCGTGTGCCGGTGGCTTATTTGAAGCCATATCTCCTTTTGATACGGCAAATCAGCACCGAAGCGAGAGAGTAAGAGAGAGCGATAGCATTGATACAAGCTAGCAGGCTTGGCTAATTCTTCATTGCTTGATTGTTCCGGCTGCAACAATCTAAGCTTTTCATCCTTAATGCTTTTTCTATCGTTAACCTGGGCTTCATAGTCTTTGGCTAATTCTCCTTGATCATCCGAATTTGGTGGGTTGGTTTCGTCATAAACAACGGCGCGAGGCTTGGCGCTTTTTCCTACCGTGTAACTATTATTAACGGTCATTAAATATCCCTTTTCGGTTAGCCATTTAACATGAGCTTGCATGGTTGCCTTACTTATTCCCATGTCTTCGGCTAGCCTTTCAATAGAAGGCCAAAGCGTTCCTTTATGGTTGGCATAACTGCAACACGCCAAGAGTGCTCTCATTCGTTGGATGGTAAAGCCTTTGTCCTTTAAAGCTCTGTAAGGTATGACGATAAAGGTTCGTTGATCGTCTGCTATGGGTTTAAATTGATCGGGTACAAATGGTTCAAGCATAAAAAAGCCCTCTTAACTGAGGGCTTAAGTTTAATTCAACATGGCATTTCCCGCCATGAACCAAAAGACTAAAAGCGCCATTGCAGCTAATAGCCGCAACGACTGAGCAATCACTGCAAAAGCGCCTCCAATCCTAATAGTGCTATCCAACAGCCTAAAAAGGCTAGGGCGGTTAATCCTTCATACACTATTTCTTTCATGAGTGAAACGCCCCGTCTTCAGTGAAGAAATAGCCGTTTGCTTCGCATAAATCCTCGATTCCTTCATCCGAATAAATATATTCGCCCTCATCATGCAAAAAGCTAAGGGAATGCTCAATATTTCCTTCTTGTAATGCTTGAATAACTAAATGATCCCAACAAACACCCGTTAACGGCATTAAGCTAGGGTCTAATTCATTCAGGGCTTTTTTGTTATACCATTTAAAGGTTATATGCTCGCCCCTATCGGGAAATAGCCCTACCGAATAATCTAATTCGCCCTCAATTTCATCAGCTAGCGCCTTTAGTGAATCGATAAACTCATTAACGGCAAATTCGCCTAAATCATGCCAATTATTACGCACCCAATCAAAAACGGCTTCCTTATTAGGATGCTGATCAATGGTGTATGCTTGGATTGTTTCTTGTTTAATCATTGTTTACGCTCCTTTAATCCTTTTCGCATTGCCTCGGCGAATTTCTTAGCGGTTTCTTTATCCCCGAAGTATTGCTTTAAGACTTGATCGACTGTTTTGCGGTTCATGCTTCCACCTCTTCACGCTCGCTTAGCTCAATGTCCGCATCATCAATCCAATCGTTTTCCATGTTTGCTGTAATTTGCTCAATCTCAGCGTCATAATCCATTAACCAAGTAAGAGCGGCTTTATAAGCCAAGTCTTTGGCGGTTTCTTCGGTGCTAGCTTCAACGTAATAAGTGAAGCTAGTCAAATCAATGTCTACGCGGTACTTATTCATGCTGCGCACTCCTTGATATGTTCGGCTATTTCGTACCAATTCACCGCATTAAAAAACTGAGTGATTAGGCTTGACCCTAAAGACTCGAAGGCGCTTTGCGGCGCTCTTTCGTCCGGTGCATCGTTAAAGACAAATTCCGTCACGGTGTCGCGGATATAGTCCGCTAGACCGTCACAATCTTCGAAGTCTGCATCCGCATAATAATCATTATCCACAAACTCCAAAGCCGTGCGCCAAGTTTCGTAGTTAGTCCAACCATTATATTTTTCCATTATTAGTACTCCGCAAAGTCGTTAGGGTATCCGTCTGCATCCTGCAAGCCGTCTATAACTAATTGCTTTAGTTCTTCTGCGTCCATGTCGCGCACCTTATCTATGGCAGCCCATAGCATTTGATTGGCTTGTTCACGGTCAAACTTCTCCAACTCAGCCATTGGCACTGTTAACTTAGGCATTACGATGACGTTAAGCATTAGAAGCCCCCTTTAAAGTTGTTTTTGAATTCATCCCATGAGTAACAAATAGGTTTATGACCTATTAATTCCTCGCCCTCGGGCGTATAACAACAAACCATTAGAGCGTCTTTTCTATGCGCCTCAGCTAAAGTTGTAAACTCTGAGCAATCATCTAGCGCAATCATCATATATGGGGATTTGTCATCGTTGCCGCCCAATAGATACTTGCCCCAAGCAGTACAGCCGCCGCCGGTTTGCCAAAGGGTGAAGCCTTGAAGCTCCATCAACTCCTGAAGCTCGGCGTTCAACTCTTTAAGGGCTGATTCGTCTTCATCCTCAAATGGGTGGCTTTCGCTTTCCATTTCTGCAATTTCTAAGCCTTCACGCATTGCAGCCGCAAAACGCTTTGCAGTTTCGGGATCATCAATAAATTGGTGTAAAGCCTTTTTAATTTGCTCTTCTGAATAATTGTTCATAGTGAAAGCCCCCAACGGTTATATAACTCATCACGGGTCAATTCTTTTTTGTCCTTGTATAGCTCATCAAACAAATAGTCCTTAAACATTTGTAGCTCAGTATCACTATCAAACACTGAAACCTGAACGCCTTCGCAGTACCACGCCAAAACGTATTCACCTGATTTTGATATTGTTGTTTCGTATTTCATTTTCTTAATTTCCTTTAGTTGTGTCGTATTGACACCTTATATATTAAGAAAATTTTTAATATTTACAAGGATTCTTTTAAGTTTTCGCTGAATTTTTCTCGAATCATAGCGGCGAAACATTCCGGCGAAATTTCAACGCTCATTTCGAAAGATTGGTCAAAACCCAGCAAATTTGTCATTTGGCTGATGGCAAGTACAACCCGCCAGCGTTGGTTGTCCAGGCGGTAAAACAAAACGGGCTTTAAATTATGCAGGTTTGCCTGGTCAACGGTTTGCTGCCACCAATTCTTCAGCAGGGGCTTCTTTGCTCGCTTAACCTCTATGGCCCATCCTTCTAAGCCTATCAAATCAAAACCACCTTCACGCCATTGGTCAAGGTTGCGGCGTAGCTGAATGCCAAGCAGGTCATCGATAAGCTGAATAACTTCACGCTCGCCCTGAGCGCCTTTGTTTCGTGAATTAATCGGCATCTGTATTACCTAATGGATTGGGCCACAAATCAGGCCGAATCATCTGTGGAGTCAGCACCAGGCCATTTTCCATTGCAGCAAGTACAACCCGCTTTACATATTCTGCTGGCACCGGTTTGTCGCTCGTTTTCCATCCGTTAATGGTTGCCCGACTGACACCACATGCCCTGGCTAGCTCAGCCTGAGAAGTAAATAGCTCCAAAACATCTTGGCGTGTTAACACATTGACTCCCAAACTAACTCATAAATCAGCTCTGGCTGCTCATCTTGCAGTTTATGAATGTCCATCTCGTCCAATGGATTGCCAGAATCAGCCCAAATAGCCCCAGAAATGAAGGCATCCGCAAAGTCTGGCGCATCATTGGTATCAATACCATCGATTTCAATTTCAATCACTTCTCTGCCGTTTAATTTGATCATTTCGACACCCTCTGACGATTCATTTCGTCCAACAATCTTTGTAAACTTTCGCTGCCACGCTTTTTGGCTATGGCATCCTTTCGTGCATTCCACCATGCGTAACCATACTCCCTAACACATTTAATCCAAAACCTAGCCTCACATTCCAGCATGTACTGCGCCGATTCGGTCAAAGCTTGGATCGTCTTCTCGTTCTTCATTCTTGCTCCACTGTCTGCCAGGCTCAGGCCAAGGCATAGCTCCCATTGAGGGTGAAGGAACCCATTGCTGGCTTTCTTCATGGAACCAGAAACCCCACGTCCCTTCAAACTCGCCATGCCGATGCTTAGCCACTCGAATAAATCCGGTCGGTTCGCTTTCATCTATCTCCCCCAAGGTCTTGCGATGAACAATCAGCAAATTGTCAGCCAAATCCACGATAGAACCGTGACCACGAACTGAAAACTTATCAGGTACAGCCCGCTCATCTGCTTGCTTTCGCATGTGAACAATCAAATGCACATGCACATGCTCATCTTTCGCTATCTGACTGAGTTTATTAACAAATTCTTGCTGGGCTGTGTGATCTTCAGGGCCAACACCCTTGATTTTGACCAGTGAATCGATGAAGAAATGCTTAACACCAAGCTCAGCAGCGGCATAGTGCATCATGCCAAACAGGTTCTTTTGCTCAGCATCACCCACTTGATTGTAGATATACACTCGACCATCCAACTGTTCCGTTATGGCAGTGGCATACTCACGACTTGGGTTACTCACACCACCAGCTTGACGGATCATCCGAGCTAACGTGGCTTCGGGCAGCATCTCCATCGAGGCAATCACTACTGGATGCTCCAACCAGATGCTCACCATGCCAGTGACTAAGCTTTTTCCCATGCCGTTCACACCTCCCCAGAGAGTCATTTCACCGTCACGAAATCTAAACTCAGAGCATTTATGCCAAGGAAGGGTGTCACCGTATGGCTTCTCGCGCCCTGAGAGCCGTTCTAAGGCTTTTTCTAGGTGTTGGGTAGGTCTATCTACCTTCTGAAGAAATAAATCGCTCTGTCGCTTTTTTAAGTACTTTTCAAAATCGATGTCGGGTAGTTCCATTAAAGCCACTGAATCGCCTCCTGTTTAGCTGGCTTGTGATTACCGTTACGTTCCCAAGTCCGGACACAGGCTTTCCAATCCTTGACGGCTGACTTGCCCCGCATCCACCCGTTAGCTTCGTAGTGATCTAAGAACGCCTGGGCATCAATCCCATTCTTGCGCTCATCACAATACGCTTTGACTTCAACGAGTGTCGGAATCACAAATTTCTTTTGTTTATTTTCTTTATTGGTTATTGGTTCTTGGTTCTTGGTTAAGGTTCGTTTGGGTTTCGATTGGGTTCCCATTGGGTTTTTGCCCTTTGGTCTACCTCCCTTCAAACCATTGACCTGATTAGCTTTGACCCGTTTTTGGTACTTCTCTATTTCCTGGTCACAACGCTCATGTTTCCAGCCTGTTTCAGACTTATAGAAGAAGTCATGCAGCACGTTTTCTAACACTTGGGTATCCACTCGTAACCGTCTGGCAACCCATTGGGTTTCAAGTGGGATTTCTTCCTCGGTATCCATGTAGAAATCAATCAGTCTGCGGTAGGCCAAATCCTCTGCATCAGAGAGGTGTGCCGTTGACGATCTGTAGTCGCCTATATGAAATGGGTAGTGGTGCATTACAACGCCCCTTCATTCTCAAGTAATGCTTTAAGTTTGTAAGCCTTCACTAACTCAACTTCATCCACTGGCTTACCATCACGGAGCTTAGCCGTTAGGATTGCCAAGAAGGTTCGAGCATGATCAAGCTTGTTCTTTTCATGTTCACGGGCTGCCATCTCACGCTTAGCAAAACCCATTGGGTTTTCTTCATAAGCATCAGGAAATAAATCTTCTAAGCGTAGACCCATTGCATCAACAACGTCTAAGGCTGAACAGCCAGCAAAGCATTTGAGCAAAATCTTCCCGTTAGTTGATGTGGTAACGGCTAGTGATGGATCGTCATCCGCATGGGATGGACAACTGCATAGCCATTGGTTGCGGCCTCTCTTCTTTACATTGCGGAGGCTAGATACAAATTGTTCTGGAGTCATGTTAGCCCTCCAGGTAACGCATTATCTTTTCAATGTCCTCTAGTTTCGGGCGCTTCGATACACCACGCGCTATACGCCATAGCTTGTGCTGATCAATGCCAGTGCGCTCTGCAACAATCGACAGGTTTCGATCTGAGAGCTGCTGCTGAATCTTTAGATAGAGTGAGGGTTGTTCCATAATGACTCCTGTCTTTAGTTGTGAGTAATTGTTTGCAATAGATTAGGTGAGCTTTTAAACTTTTGCAATAGGGGTTGCAAGATAACATTTGTTAGGCTATCTTTACAACTCCAATTACGGAGGCACGACATGTACCAGATATCTACCCGCCTCAACTACGGTCATCCTGACTACGAAAAGGCATTAGATCGCTGCACTACTTACAACATTGCAGCACTTGAACTGAACTTACAGAACGACAAGTCAGCTATGTGCGAGTTCGCCATGACAGTTCCGGAGTTCTTTGAATACAAACTTTTTGTGGAGGCCGCTTATGTACTGGCAAACGCCTGATCGCGATATTGATCCCCCTGAAGACCGTGAACGTGAAAAAGCATTCGAGCAATACCTTTCGTCACGGGAATACGTTTTAGACCTGGCTGAGGCTGTTGAAAACCTGATACAGATCAGCCCTCATGTGTTCGCTGAGTTCGTCATTGATGCCCAAGCAGATATGAATCTAGCCATCTTGATGGTTGATCCTGCTGAGTTCGGCATGCGTGTGCGTGACGAGGTTGAAGACAAATTAACTGAACATGTCCGTGAGGACGTAGAACAAGCGTGGATTAATAGATATGACGAAGATAGACGAGCTTTACACTGAGAACGATTACATCTCAGAACCATTTGACATGCCGCCAGAGCATGATGTGTGGATGGCTATCAATGCCTTGCAGGTATTGGTGGACACTAAGTACTTCGCAGACGACTCCATGATGGAATGGAAGTTGAACTGCATGATCAACAACCTAAAGGAGAAACTATGAGCTTTGAGCGCCGAGTATGGCAGGAGATGTCACGCCTTAACGTGAATGACAAAACCTCCAAAAAAATGAATCTGACTTATCTCTCATGGAGTGACTGCTGGGCTACCCTGGCTGACTACTACCCTGAATCTAACTACGAATTTGGTGATCCTAAGTATTACCCAGACGACACTGTTGAGGTGTCATGTACTGTCATCATTAAAGAAGGTGAGCATGCGTTCAGTCGCATCATGTACCTACCTGTCATGGATCATCGAAACAACTCAGTCCCCAACCCAACTTCACGGCAGATCAGTGACGCTCGACAACGCTGCTTGGTCAAGGCAGTTGCCGTAGCTACAGGACTTGGACTGTATATATATCGTGGCGAGGATATACCTGCTCAGGGTAAGCCACCTATTACAGCGGCATTGCGTAATCGTTTCATCAAGACAATCAATCTACACCTTGAGAACAACGATGGAGCTGGTGCTAAAGAAGTGTATGAAGAGCTATGCGAAGACCCTCAAGTGAAAGACTACGTTAAGTCTGAGTACATCAATAGTGAACATGATGGCGCTAACAAACTAAAGCAATTTACATTGCTTGTTAATGGAGAATCTAATGCGTAAAAGATCAATGGAAAAAGTTGTATGGGAGCTGCTTGATATGCACCCTAATATGACACCTTATAAAATTTCTAAAAAGTATGGGATAGCAACTAGCTGCGTTTATCGACACAAGAAAACGTGGGAAGAAAACAAATCTAAACAACAACTCACTGTACCTAACCATTACAAAGCTTCTGACATACGCCTTGGCGTTGTTGGTGGTTTTGTCCTCGGTATCATTTTTACAATAACAGCGGCATCAGTCGCAGGAGTCCTTTAATGGCTGAATACGATAACAACAATGAAATCGCAATCTGGAAGAACGATAACCGTGAAACAGAAAAGCACCCGCACTACAAAGGTAACGGCATAGTTGACGGTATTGATTATTGGGTATCTGCATGGCGAGCAGCAGAGGATGCTAAGCCTAATTCACCAGTGCTGAAGCTAAGACTGACTCCAAAGGATAAGGATGCAGCGCCTAAAGCAGCTCCAGTTAAGGAAGCAGACCCATCAGAAGACATTCCCTTTTAATGAACTATTATAACGAGTTCGATCCATTTGCAGCGAGCTGGTTACGCCAGCTCATTGCTGATGGGTTAATACCACAAGGGGAAGTCGATGAACGATCAATCATTGATGTCGATCCTTCAGACCTTGAAGGGTTTACGCAATGTCATTTCTTCGCTGGAATCGGAGGTTGGAGCTATGCTCTCCAACTCGCAGGATGGGAATCAGCTCGACCTGTTTGGACAGGATCACCACCCTGTCAGCCTTTCTCAGTTGCCGGAAGTGGAAAAGCCCAAGAAGATGAGCGACACCTCTGGCCTCACTTCTTCAATCTCATCAGAGAGTGTTCGCCTCCAACAGTATTTGGCGAGCAAGTTGCCTCAGCAATTAGAACAGAGTGGTTCGATGATCTACAAGCTGACATGGAAGCAGAAGGTTACGCCACAGCAATGGCAGTATTGCCAGCTTGCAGCGTCGGTGCCCCGCACAAAAGGGAACGACTTTTCTTCGTGGCCAACGCCAGCAGCAAGGGATTACAAGGGAGCCAACAGCATTCCAAATACCATCAAGAAGATGGAGAACGGAGAGAGAGCGCACATGGGACAGTTAGCCAACTTTGCTCCAGTAATGGTTCCCTGGGGAACACCGAATGCGATGGACTCGATGGCTCCGAGATCGGACGAGGCTCTAGCAAGAGCAAAGCAAAAAGCTGGATGCAGCAACATCAAGGATCAAGTGCCATTCAATGCCGAGATGGCAAATGGAGAGAAATCCCAACTGAACCCGCGCTTTTCCCTTTGGCTTATGGGATACCCAATCGAGTGGGCTTACTCAGGGGAGCAGGTAACGCCATTGTCCCGCAAGTCGCAGCGGAAATCATAAAGGCTTACATGGAATATCAGGCATAAAAAAGCCCCCTTGCAAATACATCCAAATCACAGGAGAGTGAAGGGATAGGGGGCTTATCCTTGAGAGCAAAGGAGCAAATGTGCCAACTACAACTTCAAGCTCAAGGAGTAAGCTAACTATAGCATGTTAAACGTACTTAACAACCCCCTTTAAGTGTTTAATTTTAAGTGACTTAGCAGGGGTTCAGGCAAAAAAATGCCCCGTAGAGGATACGGGGCTAAGTCAACTAAAGGAAAATCTGATGAAAAAAGAATCAGAAACATCGACCTTTGCGGGAACGATGGATTAACTATACACAATCAATCTTGGCTGTCTACAAGTATCACCACTTAGTCTTGTTGGCCCAGTAAGCAGCAGACATTTTGCCTTTGGCAATATTCTTAGCGTGTCTAGCCTTGAATGCTTTGTTGCGTTTAGAGCCGTCAGGAGAGCCTGTAACGCCTTGTTGACCAAAGCGTATGGTCTTAGTCTTGCCGCCCTCTTTAGCCACGACTACATGGCTTTTAGTGGGATGATTCGGAGTACGCTTAGGCTTGTTGTAGCCTGATACTCCGATACGACCTAGCAGTCCGTTTTTTCTTTTCTCACGCATTGTAGAGTCCAGTTCTCATTTGTTCACTGAGTTCAAGTGCTCTCTTGCCCACATCACTAGCCCACTTACTATTAAGCATTTCTTGAGCAGCCACTTCAAAATCATTGTCCTCGATGGCAGCCCACATCATCTTGAACTGACGTAGTTTAGTCAGCCCCAGGTTGAATGCCATGTTGATCAAAGTCATCTTGCGCACAGTATTAAGCTCTCTGACAATCGGGAAGGCTTTGCCTAGCTCAGACGAGTACAGCATCAAGTCATTCTCAAGCAGCATCATGGCCTCTGCATAGCTGATACCACGATCCTCGATGTTACGACCAACCCCGATAGTGAGCTTGCCAGCAGTACATTTGTACGGCATCAGCTCTAGCCCTTCATGTTTAACAAGCTGAAGTTTTAAATCGTCTAGTGTCATTTCAGCCCCTTGAATTTATTGATACCGCGCAGACCAAAGCTCGCAGAGATAGCCGCAAGCACTGCCCACTGATACCACTCAGGTGTTTGTTGTAAAGCCTCAAACCCTGCCATGATGTACGGCACAGCATCAGGAACAAAGGCACCGATTAACGGAATGCTCAGGATGATAGTGAACCACTCGTCTTTCCACGAGCTGGCTGCACCCTTAGCCATGATCTGTTCCCAGTTGCCTTCGTTCTCAAGGACTCTAAGCTTGGCTTGCTGTTTAGCCTTAGCTTCATCTGCTTTGCCTTTAACCCAAGACCCTGCAATCTCGCCAACTGCACCAATAATTGCACCAATCATTTCTTTTCACCCCCTAGTTTGAGGTTAGTTACAGAAAAATATGCACCCACTAAAGCCGCGATACTGACGTAGTAGATGTTGCTCATAGAGGCGAGGAGATCAGCAGCTTTATCAAGACCCATAAAGCTAGACACCACAACCCCACTAGGATAAACAAGCATACCAATGAGGCTAAACCACGCCATACGTCTTTGCGAATCTCTCTTGAGGTTTTCATCGATGAGCCTTTCACGTTCAAACTCCAGACGCATAGACTCCCATTCAGCTTTGTCCACATGACCGTTCTGGTCTTTGTCTGCTTGCTCAAATCCTGTCATTGATCAATACTCTAATCAGCGGTGTGGTGTTGCATTAGTTTACTTTTTGTAAAACAAATCTTCTTATTGGCATGCTCGCACCACATCGCTATTTACTTTCCTTTAGCCAAGCACTTACCAGCAGCTTTGCACTTAGCCTTGCTCTTGCAGCCTGAACACGTTGCAAAACCTTTTGATTTTGACATTTTCTTAGCCATAGTCTTCGCCATGCGCTGACCTTTCTTTGGATAATCTGGCATTGTTAGCTCCTATATTTAGCGGTTTTCTTTGCGATTGATTTGGGTTGTGAAGAATGTTGTTTACCTGACTTACTGGCTTTACGCTTTGCCCTTGTTGTGGCTGCATACTCAGCAGGGGATAACGCCTTTATAGCGGCAGACGGTAGATACCTTTCACCCGTAGCCTTTGGGCCTTGAGTGCTAGGCTTGCCTGACTTGGTGCGCCATTTCTGTTTAGTCCAATCCTTCAGGCTTTGTTGAGATTTCTTTAGTGGCATTACTTGTAACCTCCACCTTTAGCTTTGTACTGACGGGCAAGCATCTGCGCCTTTCTTGCAGACCATTGCCCTGGCTTTCCACCTTTGCCGCCAGACTTGATCTTCTGAAATAAACGCTTACGCATAGTGGGCATCGTGTAGTTGCCAGCTTTATTTACCGTAGACATTATTCTGCTGTCCCCTGAATCATAAGAACCAATACTAATATTAGACCAAGTGTGGCAACAGCAAGAACAGTTACAAGTATGGCTGCACCAATGTCTTTTAACTTCTGTATGCGCTCTTGTTCAGCATAGACTGTGCGTTGTCTTTCTTTGCGTATGTCAGACTCTAACCGTAAGAATTGCTCCCACCCGTGTTTCCCCTGACTGTACTGAATCATAATACGCAGCTCGTCCCGCTGCTTCTGAGCTTGTAACTTTGCTGCGTACATATCCATAGCCTGTGCTTGGATACTCTTGCCACCTTTGGGGATCAACGATTTGAACAGGGAAGGCTTTTTCTCTCTTTCCAACGCCTTGTCGATATCCGCTACTGCACCCGCCCACTGACTCAGTTGGCTCATGCAATCTTCCAGCTCCCTTCCGGCCTCGACTAAGGACTTCAGCCCCTTGAATGCTGCTGATGCCGTAGCTACTAAGGTTACTGGGTCCATCGATCATGCCTAACTATCGGCTAACATCTTCAGCAAGAGAATAATAATCGCACCACTGGTGCCAATCATAATTGCTTCAAGACGCTTGATCCGAGTAAACAACTCTTTAAACTGCGTATCTACTTCTTTCTTTAGCACAGCTAAATCCTTATCAAGTTGGTGTAAATCTGGATCGCTCATAACAAGTCCTCAATTAAAACGGCAAGCCATGAGCTGCGCTGGGTAGTGAATCAATATTGTCTTGAAGGTTTGAGCTGATAGCTGTTAATACAGCATCTTCAAACTGGTCATTAATCCAACCTGACATCATTGCCTCAGTGACATTCTCAAAGGCAACCATATCTTCAGGCTGATCTTCAAAGTCAACCACATAAGGATGAGAGTAAACTGTCTTGCCTTCGCTAGTTAGCGTGAAACAGAATGACACTGACGTAATGAAACCAGTATCAGAGTTACGAATTGAATTAAATATAATGGTGTTCATTGCCTAACCTTTAAGTTACTAGAATCTGCATACAATCTTCGACAACAGACTCGTATGTAACTGTGTTTGTTGTGTTGAAGTAGCTTGCTATTTTGATCGTAATCTCATCACCAATAGCAGGAGTAATGGTTTTCTTTAACCACAGCGTATCACCGTTAGCCGTAGGGCTAGAGGTTTCAACATATAGATAATCAGCACCAGAAAGTTGAGCTATGGTATTGCTATCAAAATCTGGTGAAGTAATAATGCCGTTAGCCATACCCGTCTGACCTGAGCCTGTACCTGAACCATCGATATTCCATCTTTCAGCCGTCGTGCCAGTTGCTACGGTAGTAAAAGTTAAACCTGTCGGGCTAGTTCCTGGCGTGACACCTGCTGTTGTTGTTGACCAACCAGACCAAGACGTATCCCTGTAGGTCTCTGTCGTTGATCCAAATTTAATCTCAACGCCAGCAATCGTCATATCTTTGTAGAAAGCAGAACCACTGCCTTGCAATACAAACCCAATGTAAATGTCATGCGAGGTTGCATCAGCCGTAGTAAAGAAACGATTTACTCCGTAAGGCTCAGTGCTATTGTTTGTAGTACTAAGCTCATAAGCTCTTGGAGTCCATTCAGTAGAAGTATCGAGTACTAACTCAGCCGTATAGTTACCCCAGTTCTTATCATTTTGTCTGCGGATAGCTTCTTCTAACGACCAAACACCAGAGGCGGTTACACGAGTGTCCTCTGGATCATATCCAATAAAGCCGCCTGTACGAGCCAACATTATGAGTAGTCCTCGTAGGCAATATTAAGGTGAATAGCACTAGCAGCACTAGCGACTCCTTGTAGTGAATGGGACTCTAATAAATATATTGGAGCTTCTTTTGTAATAATCACTATAGTTGCATTTGCAGGAATAGTAAGTTCATGCACTAAAGTTCTTTCGATGCCTGGGTTATCTACCTGTAACTCTAATGTGGCACTTGATGCTGTTACGTTACAAGCATAAAGACTAACAATCTTTCTTACGTTATCGGTTGAAGGCGCATTTAGAACAATACCCATAGGCAAAGAAGTAGTGCCTACGATTACGCCTGTCCACGATCCTTTAGAGCTTGTTGCTTGTAGTAAATTTGGGTTTGCCATTGTATTTTCCTATCCGAATAAATTAGCCATGACCATAGCGTG